AATATACTGGCCCTGCTGATCCTGGCGATCCGACCCAGCCTTCGACCTTTAAGATTGCTCGCGAAACTCTGATTACCGCTCAGCGCCTTCTGCTGGACACTGGTAATCTCAACATGTTCCACCAGTCAATCGGTAGCCTGACGCTGCTTGACGACTATCGCCGCTGGCGTGACCGCGTCTTCATTGACGAGCTGTCCAAAGCAGAAGCTAATGGCGCTGCTTCTAGTACCCAAGGTGGTTACTTCTTCCCCGGTGGTAAAGTTAAAAACTCTTCCGGCCAAATCACCTATTCTGGCACTGAATATACTGCCGATCAACAACAGTTTTCGGTTCGTACCGACCTGCTGAATGTTGTCAAAGATCTGCGCAAGCGTAACGTTCCGACCTTTGCTGATGGTCTGTATCGTTGTATTTGCGATCCCGTGTTCATGATGCATCTGCGTCGTGACCCCGACTTCCGTGAGATCGCCCGTTACGCTGGTAATCCCGGTCAAGGCATGTACATGGGCAATCCCATGATGCCTAACAACGCCAGCTTCTACATGGGTCCCCAGGCTGGTCAAGGTTACTTCCTGGCTGGTGAACCCGTCATGCCGACTGGTGTTCAGTTTGAAGGTGTTAAGTTCTTCGAATCGACCAACTTCCCCAACAAGACCATTGCTGCTTCGTTTACTGGTGGTGCTCCTTACGCCAACCAAGACGTTGCTCAAGGTTTCTTCTTCGGTCCTCAGGCCGTTGGTGTTGGTATCGGTGGTCCGAACGCTCAAGTGCTCATCAATAACAACGATGACTTTAGCCGTTTCATCATCTTGATCTGGCAACTGTACGCTGGTTTTGAAGTTCTGAACAAAGACTTCATCACCACTGCCTACAGCTTCGTCTCTGATGACGGTACCGTCTGATCTATAACATAAACATACATAAAGGAGAAATAAATGTCCTACCTTTCGTCTAAAAAAATCTACCCCGGCAACTGGGCAGAGCCTCTCAACGGTTGGTACAAGAATATTGATACTGACTACAGTGGCGCTAACGACGGTTCGGAAGCAGGGCCTACTTCGGTTCTTGCTATCCCCGGCTATCGTTATTTCCAACAGCGTGGTTACGTTGCTGTTGCCAACACTTCTGGTGATGGTGCCATTGCTTCTGGTAGCGTTATCGTTCCTTCGCCTTACCGCCAAGACGATACCCGTACCGATATTACCGGTATGGTGATCAGTGGTTCTTCCACCTATCCCATCTACGTGTACCGCACCGCAATGTCGGTTGCTTCCGGTTGGGGTGATGGTCGCGTTGCTTCTGGTATTTATGCTACTAGTGGCCGCGTAATCTCGTTTGCTACTGGTCTGGTTTCCAGTGCAGCTTCTGGTGAAGGTGTGGCCCAGGTCAACCTGGCTTCTACCGTTTCTGGTTCGCAAGAAGGCGAGATCTTTTTTGCTGCTGGTACCAATGCAGTTGCTGCTGTTCCCGTGCCCGTGGTTAGCGGTGCTGTTGGTATCACCGATGGCAACGTCTACAAGCCTCACACTGCAGCCGCTACTTATAGCGTCTTTACCCGTACTGCTTCTACCGTTACTTCTGGTACCGCCGCTGGTTGGTACATCTCTGCTGCTGATAAAGCCGCTGGTCGTACCGGTTACTTTGTTGTTGAAGTTTGCTACATCCAACCTGATGAAGCTCCTGGTTACAACGACATCGAAGCTTACCTGGTCAACCGCATCGTGAGTAACTGAGTTAAACTAGGACCAGGTATTTTCTTGGTCCTATGTCAGTTGCTACAGAGTTACTCTTGCATCGTCATAAAAAAACAGGTGCACGGGTACGAATCATCAGTGAGTGGGACGAAGGCGATTGGTTCATGGTCGAAGATCAAGACGGTCGCCTTTACACCGCTTACAAAACTGAACTTGAACCTGACGAGTCAGCTTCTAAAAAAGTCAAGACTCTTCAAGTAAAAGACAAAGCAGCTAACGAGGAACCTCGTAATTTCCCCCCTGATACGCGTCTTAATATCAATGGTGCCACTGCACAAATGATTGCGGACCATATCAAAGGAATTGGTTTGAAAACTGCTCGAGAAATCAAGGACCTTCAGTTGTCCCTGTCTGGTGAAAGATTTAGTAGTCTTGAGCAGCTACGCCAAATCAAACGAATTGATTGGGATGCAGTATTTGCCGCAGACCTGGTACGTGTATAACTAACATCTCCAATTACAAACCTCTGAGTAATCAGGGGTTTTTTAGTTTTAAAATAAAAAGAAAAGTATAATGGCTGGTTTAATCCCCACAGGGTCAGTTGTTGATCCACGTAAAGATGTATTTCCTACAACGGGTGCACATTTGGATGTGCGTGTTATTCCTCAGTTTGGCGCACAAAAAGGTAAAAAAATTGATCCCAAAACAGCCAGGACTCTTCTTCAAAACATTTTAATCGGTAAAGAAAAAACTCCTCTTGTTCAACAGCAAGGACAGGACTGGAAATGGAATTTTCCAATTACTTCTGAATACGGTAAAAGAGCTGCTTCAACGGCAGGTGCTTCTACTTTTCATGAAGGGATTGATGTCTCCCTGGGGGCTGGTACACCATTAGCCTATAAAGGCTATGGAACTTATCGTCCTGACAGAGGATTTGGTTCGTTGATGACAACTGATCCACAGGGCAACCCTTACGAGATCAGGTTTCTTCATACTGAGCCCGGTGGTAAAGCTGCTGTTGGTAGTACGGATATTCCAACTGCTCCCACACTTCCCTCTGCAAAAACACCTGATCAAAATACAGATCAACTTGTTGAACAGTTAATTGGTAAGCAGCCAACACTGAAAGATATTCTTTTGTCACGAGCATTAGGTCAAGCCCTGGAACGTAGACAAGAAATGTCAAATTTGTTTAACACACCTCAAGCTGGTTACATTTCTCCGCAACAAGCAATGGAAATGTTTAGTTGATTGTTTGAATTTATAATGTTAAGTAAATGGGTGTAGTTTGTGAAACTCAGTGACTTTGATAAAAGTAGAGTCAGGTATCACCTAGGTTACTACGTGGTTTCTATTCCAGCAGGCGATTACAGCAGGTTGGAAGAAGCTATGAACACGGTTCCTGATTCATACTTTTACAGTAAAATCATTATTCAAATTGATCGTTGTGATACGGCCGAAAAGAAAACTGAGGTTGCAACTACACCTTCAACAAGGGTTGAAAACATTGCTGGTGACGTGGATCGTACCATCCGATCTAGCAATGCCAAAGAAGCATTAAAGACCTGGGATGAGATTTATCTTTATGAGACAAATCGACTTGCCCATATTCTTTACGTTCCTAACTACAAAGATCCTTTCCAGGCTCGTTATCGTTACGAACGCTCAGGTGCTGAGTTTATTCAGGCTATGCCTGGACCCGCCGACGTTTCCGTTGGTTCCAACATCTTCTTAGCGGAGAATTATCGGTAATGTTTGATTTTACTGAACCTCTTATTAGTGCTTCAACTGGGTTAACTACTCAGTTGCGACGGATGGGATTGCTTCCTCGCACGGGAATCACGCCTCAATACGGTGGTACTCAAGTAAGTAACTTAGGTAAAAACTATCGTGGTGAAGAGCTTGCCTTGTCTGCTGCTGCTAGGGCTGCCGCTGGTCCCAGTGCGGGAGGTGGTATTGGCGGAGGAAATATGGCAAGTTATGTTCCCCAGCCAACTGATACACCAATCCAACGGGCAGAAAAAGTTGAACGCTCACGTGTTGCTCAGATGAGTGAACAAGATCCTCTGTTTAAAAAATATCGTGTTGCTGAACTGACCAAAGCTTATAACACTGCTAGTCCAGAAGACAAAGAAAAAATTGGTCTTGAGATCTGGGCCACTACGAACCCAACGTTGGCACGGAAACTTAAGCCAGGTCAACTTGGTTATACACAAGCTACCTCTGCTGTCATGTCCCAGAGTCCTTTTGGTCAATTCCAGGCACAGACTGGTGATATGCAGTATGCCAACAAAATGGATCAGGTGCCAGGTGCAATGGCTGGACTCCAACCACAAACTCCACTTACTGGTATCCCAACTCCAGCAGTTCCTCAGTTTGGTGCTTCTGAAGTCTTTGCTAAAGCAACACCAATTGCTGGTGTCACCGAGATGTTTACAGATCCACGTAAGTTTTTAAGCCAGGAAGACCTTGATCAGACTAAGCTTGCACTCCTTAAAAGAGCGTATGAAAGCCGCTTAAAATAACCCTTTGATAAACTAGGGTT